TAGTAGGTGTCTGATCGAAGAGATTCTGAGTCTGTGCGCTTGCCTTGCGAATACGTTCTTCTTCTTCAAGTCGTTTCTTATCTTCTTCGAGCTTTGCCAAACGCTCTTTTTCAGCTTTCTCTTCTGCCTCCTTTAATTCAGCCTCGCGTTTTTTCTTCTCTTCTTCGGCTTTCTTTGCAGCTTCTTCGGCAGCTTTCTTCTCTGCTGCGTCCTTGGCTTCTTTTGCCTTGCGCTCGGCTTCCTTACGCTCTTCTTCGAGTCGCTTCTGTTCTTGTAGTTCTGCAATCTTAGAGCCGAATGTATCAAGAATATCCTGCTTGGCAGAAGATACTGAATCTGCATAGGCTTGAATAAGGCTGACGGATATTTCCTTATATGTTGATCGCATGATAGCACTTACATCTTCGGCTGAAACCTCTTGAGAAACGGACGGCTTGCGGTCAGCAAGAAGGTGAGCGAGGTCGATAACCGTTGAATACTCTGATATTTCCTTCTTTATCGCATCTGCATTATCGAGAGTCATAAGACGGAACTTTTCAGAGATACGATCAAGAGCCTCAGATGTTTTCTCGTTTACAATCTGATTGCAGATAGAGATTACATCGTCGTGGAGCTGTATTTTTGCTGCCTCGATTCTGGCAATACGCCTGCGTTCTTCTTCTGCCTTACGCTGGAGTTCAACCTTATATGCAGCATACTCGTCACGTTTCTTTTGCAACCTGTATATGATACTATCCTCTGACTTGGAATCCAAGATAGCTTCCATCTTGGTAAATCCAGACTTTACGAGGTCGAAAATCTGAGTAACGCCCTTGCGTCGCTCAGTCATTTCTTTCTTTGTGGCAGATGCACGTTTGATATATGATGCAATCTGAGCGTCGAGATCGTCATTCATATTCTCTGAAAGAGCCAAAAGGGTCTCACCCGCTTTGATACAAGTTTGCAAAGAAGAATTGTTTTCTGTGATAGCGTTCACGATGTCCGTCTTGATAGAAGCGACGTTTCTTGTTACCTCGGCTGCCTGCTGAGTAATAACTTGTAATTGATTATCTACCATTTCGATTATTGATTAAATGGGTCGTTGTCATCTGTCTGAATGATAGTGCCGTTAACAGATATTTCGTCTGTTTTTGGCTGCTGCTCTGGCTGCTGTTCGATGTCCTTGTCAGCTTCGAGTGCGCCACCAGCACCAATAGAGAGTTTTGGGTAACCCTTGAAAGCATGTTTAACGGTCTTTGACTTCAAAAAACCTGTATCTATGTCTGAACAATCTTTCTGCGTTCCGTATAGTGTGTTTGATTTTCCCCAGTTTGATTTGCTTGAATACTCCTTGAGACGTATCATTTCGTCTGTATCAAGAACGAAATAATCAACAGATCCGTCTGCCTTGATTATTCGGACATAGCAAGCGATAATCTTTGCACCCTGCGGGCGAGGAATGGCTTTTTCATATTCTATATATGATTTACCATCACGTTCACCATAACGGAAAGTATCACAGTCATAAACAACCTTCGGATTATCAACGCTACGGATCTGTTTTGCACGTTGGCGAAGAAGAATCTCGCCATAGCCAGTTACACTTATAACTGCATGACGCTCATAGATTCCATACTTCTTACCATCGTTTGTTTCTTTCTCACCGACTTTGTTTGACTTACATTCAAGATAACAAGTAGTTGACAGGCATTTCTCAAGACTGAGGTTGTTGATAGCAAGGAAGAGAAAAGCAAAATAGATAGATGTGCCTTTAGCCTCTTTCAACAGTTGCTTATAAGAGCCATCAGTTAACTCGTTAAGGAAAAATCCTCTTTGCTCTTCAAAAAAAGCCTCAGCGTTCTGCTCACCAAACTTTTGTGAATAGACTTGGATAAACTTGTCACGGGCAAAATCAGGAATCTGCTCATGAGGGATCTTGTTGATTTCTTCGATTTTATTCATTATTTTTTTTGTTTGAATTATTTATTACTTAAATATATTGAACCATTCTCTTTCTCGTACTCGGCTCTTATCTCGGCAATGTTGGTCTTACCTTCCTGTCTCTGTTTGCCGACAAAATCCAAGTAGCTCTTTTTCTTAACCCTGCCATCACCGATGCCTGCGTTATCGTAATACTCAGACATCTTCCAGTCCTTACAGAGTCCGTTCTTTCTCACAAGGCATCCGATATGTACGCATATTCTCTGATTACCTTTATCAAAATGCTTATATTCGCACGAAGAACAGCACTTTACTATTCTTATTCCGTGCCTGTTCGGGAAAAACTTGTTATTATTATCCATTTACCAATGATTTAGTTGCTTAACCTTTTCAGCCGCTTCTTCCTTAGTAGGGAACTCGCAGATAAAATCGTCCATAGATATTCCGCTTTCGCAGATATTCTTCTTATATACCGCCCACATTCTCCGATGTGGCGTGTAGTAATACTCTCCGTTCTTAGGTATATATCCCATAGGTCAGATAACGGCTTCAAAGTTAGACTTCTTAATATCCTCGCACTCCATATCGGCTAATCCCTGCGCCATATACTCGGTTATAACCTTGTTAGCGTCCGTAAGTGAAATGGCATAGAGACCAACGGGGTACTGTAACTTCTTCTCGTTACCCTTATCATCCATGAAGGTGTCAACGATGATAGCGATATAGATAGCCTCGTTCTCTGCCCCTGTGGGGTTGTTAGCGAACTCACGTATCTTACTGCGCTTGATGTCGGTCACGTCAATGTTGCGTAGTGGCAATCCAAGAGCCTTTAACTCTGCCTCGGCAAACAACTCCTGATTTTCCACTATATACTTTGCGCTAACCTCCTTGTCGTTACCTTTTTTGTCGGTAACTTGATGTTTGATGGTCACTTCAAAAAACATAGTACATTCTATTTAGTTGATTTACACCAGTTATCTGTGCATTGCCAGTAGCCCGCCATCCAAGCATCTTCAATGGTGGCGTTTGGATGCTTTTTAATCCATTCTTCCATCTGCTTCTTGTATATCATCGTATAGTATCGTTTTCAATGATTATGATCGCAGTTGAGTCGTAGCATTGCAGATACCTGTCGAGCTTCATAGAAACGCTGTCTCTCTGATGCTGCGCTGTCCTCGTTGCGATACGTCCGCTGATGAAGGTTGAAATCCAACCGAAAGAGAGTGTCACGATAAGCACCGCCACGATGAACGCAGCTATCGGTTCTCGCTTACAGAAAGCCTCAATCTGCTTTCCTGCGTAGATTAGAATACTGAGGATTCCGTAAAACAGGTATAGGAATACCCTCGACAATCCCCACCGTAAGTGCCTCAGAGCTGCGCTCATGCAAGCCCTGAACTGATTCATGTCGTTGAATATAAATTTTCTCATATCGTTAGAATAATGTTAGTTGTGTTATCTTATTCATAGTTGAATCTTAAAATAGTCCATCAAGAATTTCTTGCAATCAAGCCCATCATCGAACATATTCTTTCCGAACTTCTCTTCAAATTCAGCCATGTTGTTGCAGAACAAGTCCATACAGAACCATTTATATACGTCACCTCCGAACCTCTTTACGTTGGATGATTGAGGGTACTTATCGAAAAACTTCTGCCCTGCCCTTATATAAGCCTTAACCATGTTCGGATGATTCTGGAAATCTTCAAGACGTAGGCGACGGGATTTCAGACAACAACCAATGCAACCAAGTCGACGCTCGATGTGGAAATTGCCATCTTCGTCATAATAGCAAGGGGCGCATTTTATGTTGCGCTCTTTGAGAAAGTCTGCAACGTCTCTGTCGCTCCATTCGAGTATAGGCATATACTGACGAGCCTTGCTGCCATTGTGGTATTTCCGACAACGTTCTGGTTCGTGGTATTGTTGCGCACGTTTTACACTTTCGGAACGTCTGACACCAACTACATTGTAATCAAGTACCTTGTATTCTTTTAAATACTTACAACACATTCGACGCATCCGTGTAGGAAATCCATTTTCAGCAACCAACGTGAAAAAGTTCTTTTTTGGCTGCATAACCTCAACGCCCATTTCCCTGACGTGTGAGATAGTCCCTGGCTGATCTATCGTTGTGTTCTTGTAAATGGCTCTGTACTTAATTCCTGCCATCTTCGCAAGTTCCAGTATTACGTCGCTATCCTTGCCACCGCTGTAACATATCTCAACAGGTTGACCTTTCTTTTCAGCCATCTTCTCGGCTGCTTGCAACAGCTTTATGGCGAAATCTACTTTCTTCTGTAATTCTGGTTTCATTCTTCATCTTATTATCTTCTTGTATGACCCGACCAACTCGCCATTCTCATAGGCTTTAAGCGGGTAAATCTCTGTTATTCTCTGGTCTTTGGTGACCAGCTTAGATGCCGTGTAGATACCTTTCTGGTCATTAGCAGAGTAGCGTTTCGCTACCATCTGCGCATAAGACTTATCAAGTCCCTTATCCTCAACCGTCTCCTGTGTAGAGGTGGCTGGGTTGTACTTGGTAACGCAATACTCAACACTCTCTTCCGACAAGTCCTCTGATTCCAGAATAGAGCGATAGAAACGCAGTTCCTTATCCTCATTACTTATCAGTATTAGCGGGTCTGTTTCAGGCTCGGTAAGCTGATTACTCCCAAGTTCCCACTGCTCTGGAAGATTACACCATCGCATGAACTGATGATAGAAACTCTCCGTCTCTTCGTTCATTTCCTTAACACCGTCCATGCTCTGATAGCCTCGGAAGAACTTGATGAAGCGGTCAAACGCCTTATACACTGCATCAAGCTCACGCTTCACCTCATGTCTGTTAGAGCCGACTGCATCGAAAAGATTGTCAACCTCGGTGTAGAGACGGAACGCTGTGTAGTTGAGCGTCGAAATGGCGCAAGTCAGATAGGAGATTCTTCGGAATACCCCTAACTCTTCTGCTTTCTTAACGTCTAATCCCTGCTTGTGACTCTTCTGGATGATTGCCTTAACCTTTGCAACGTCCGCATCGGTTGAGACCAAATTGATTACTTCTTCTTTCTTCATTATATATATAGATATGTTATTTGTTTATCTTCTGAAAAAATACCCCTATCTTCACAGACGGGGGTAGTCGAATTAAATATTTCTATGAAAACAGTATTCCGATAACGCCTTATCGGGTAAATGACTAAAAAAAAGAAAACTAAAAACACTTTCCATTACGACATTCACATGGGGTAATGGTATTTTAATTGTTTAACATTACTATTAAAACCCTAAACTGTAAAAAACATAAATATACCATATCGGTAGGACTCCATGCTGGACTCGAACCAGCAACCTTCAAATACTGACTTCCAGCGATCTGACGCTCTGCCTGTTGAGCTGATGGAGTCTCGTTTTATTTATTCTCTAACTTTGTGGTCTGTGTATATCAGGGCTGCCAACCTGTACTTGTCAAGTAGCCACATTACAAAGCTAACGAGTGTAGCGGTGCTTTATGGCTTTTCCTCGACCTTTCACTAATCATCACGACCAATGGGAGTAATTTAGCCAACACCACTCTATGAACCTAATGAGTAGTCACCGCGTTTCCGCTATACTCAACCGTCCAGATGGTAACCGTATTGTTACCTCTATGTATGTATCAACAAAGAAAGAACTCTTTTTTTTTCGAGGGCGTTAACCCTGCTGCTTATATCTGATGTAAAGCTCTGTCAGCGTCGCTTCTGGAAACAACCAGTGTGCTGATTCGCCTTTACCTCTGATACCTCCGAGAGATTCAGCGATTTGTGTTACAGATTTGCGGCTTATTCCGAGTATCTGGGCTGCTCTCGTTGAGTTGACCATCCTGCGGCTGTCGTTTCTCTGCATCATCTTTGCCATGCGCCTCGCAAATTTATCGTCATTGCAGAGCTTGTCGCAGATGGCTGTTGATAATCGCTGTATGTCGTATTCTGTCAGCATATCATTGTTCAATGAATTTGTTTATAAAATACTGCTGTCCTTTTGGCGTAACCTTGGTTGTTAGATGGGTTTTCATTACACCATTTTCTGAGTGCGTACCCTCGGAGATAAAGAATAATCCTTGCTCAACGTAACGCTGCATCGGCTTGTTATCAAGAGTGAGGTAGTGGTTGTCACGCAACCATTGATAAAGTCTCTTTTCTCCAATCTCATATCCGTTCTGCTGAATCATCTTGGCGAGGTCGCGGATAATAATATATGTATTACTGCCGATAATCGCATTAGCGAATGTAACCTTTGGCTTTTGTTCTTCGAGTTGTTCGGCCTGTTGCTTATTCTCCAAAGCGAGACGTTCTTTTTCTTCTTCTGCTTGAATAACCATAAATGCAAGCTGCTTGCGAGATAACTGCTCAATGGAGTAAGTTCCAGACTGGCGTATGGATGGAAGAACCTCAGATGTCACCCAATGCTTGAACTTTTTTGCAGATTCCAACTTAGAGCCAAGTATAAGTGCATACATTCCAGATTCGTTTACATAAGTCAGCTCTTGCATACCTCCATTAGTAGGGGTGTAACGTTTCGTTACGTCCTCTTCATCACAATGGTCTTTTACAGCCTTACGCCCATTAGAATACCCCAATGCACTGCATAAGTCCATCGCACAGAACTCAGGATTATCGGGAGTACCGCTTGTGCGAATTTCTCCAAACTGAGGGTGATTAAAAATCTGGACTTCGTTCATAACCTTATTTATTATATAGTTGTTTTATCTCATTGATTTGTAATTCCGATAGTTTAAACCATTCGCCTTTTACTCTTAAAGCTGCATATTTTTCGTGTAAATTCAATTCTATATCACCTTCAATCGTTAAGACAAGTTCTATTGTCGGATTGCTTGTTTGTAAGGCTTTTATACGCCTCTCAATGTTCTTGCTTTTCCCTATTTTAAATAGGCCTGACGCATCTTTTATTATATAGGTACTATATGATTCGTTATGTGCCGTTCTGCCTGACACCACAAAGTTTCCAAAAAGCAAATCCTTAATGATAAGCGATGGATATTCTACTAAAAGCAATTCTGGTGAAAGGTAATTTATAAACGCCCTAAAATCTTCCTCGTTTAACCATAATACACCATCTTCAAAAACGCCAGAGAAATTATTTCCACAATCAATATAATCATAATTAAGAGTTAATTCTTCATTAATAAACTCTGTAATAGATTTGCCATCACCAAACACTTCCTTCCACTGCCTTATTAGGTCTGTGGCATTGAAGTAACCGTCTTTGGTTCTCTGGTTAACAGAAAGGTCGCCCATCGGTCTTGTCAGAACATTATTGGTTTTCATATACTTTCCTCCTTATTAATGATTACTCTGGTATCACATACTCGATATTGACGATTACCTTGTCTGTCGGATTGGACAGGATTTCTTTTAAGTCTGCCCAGATGTGCTTGCCGATACACTCAGCTTCGTTTCCGTTGGATGCAAGGCTCTTGTTAGAGTTGTAATTGCCTTCTACATCTTCCCAACGTGCGGTAATGCCGTTGTCGAACTGCTCAATCTTGATTCTTGCTTTCCTGATCATAATACTTATAGTTTACTTGTTATAGGTGTTATTATTTTAAGATAGGTACGTCGCCTGCACGTAACGCGCGTATTGCGAATACAAGTCCCGTTTCAAGTTCAAACTTCTTGGTCTCGTAGTTGACTACACCTTCTGGGTAATCTCCCCTCTCCTTGACGATAGAGACCAAAGAACGTGCAGACCTGACCTTTGCACCGTCCTCGCATGGGAACAATCTAAGCTCGCCTGCGGGAATCTTTCTGATGTCCTCTGTTGTAACATTCATTTGTTTAATTTCCTTTTAAAGTTTTAATTAATGTTTAAGTTTGTCGGTCAGTGCGAAATTATCACTATATTTGCATCGGTTTTTAGTAACAAAGAGTGAATTTTTATCACACCCGCGACGCTTTTAATTGTTTAACTGCGGCAAAGATATACAAAATATTCCAAACTGAAAAGTTTTGTGTCTATTTTTTAATATTTATTTGTAAATTAGTGTGTAATTTTTGTAGATTTTAAGAAATAAGGTATGATTTATGAAGAAGAACAAATGCGGCAACGCATTAATACGCTCATACACAGACAAGGTATGAATCAGCGTGAGTTCGCTAATAAAATTGGCAGACTGCCCAGCAACCTGTCCCTTATACTCTCTGGTGACAGGCATATACCTCGCGCTCTCGGTAACGAGATCATCAGTGCTTTCCCCAACGTGAGAAGGGATTGGCTGCTCTTCGGTGAGGGCGATATGTATGAGGGTGAAGCTACCACAGAATACAAGATACCAGTAGATACACGCCCTCGGCTTCCTAAAGCGATGTCGGACGGACATCTGGAGGACTACTACATGGGAGGTAAGCGCATTAAGTGTCAGGAAAAGCCGATTATCACCCAATTCGCTGATTATGATTTCTCGTTAATCCTGAAAAACAACCGTATGTCACCAAAGTATGAGCGTGGCGACGAACTTTTCTTCAAGAAATCCACAATCGTTGAATGGGGTAACGATTATCTGATTGATACCTCTGAGGGAGCAAAATTCAAGAAGATACTGCCAGATAACGAGGGTGTACGCTGTGTCTCTTACAACAAGGAAGAGTTTCCTGAGTTTATCATGCCCAAGAATATGATTTTCGGCTATTATAAACTTGTAGGTGTATTAAGGATATTATAATAATATGGATAATAACAGAAGCGTAGACAGGATTAAGCAGTTATGCGACTGGCTCATTGATAACAAGGTGATCAAGACTACATACGCATTTGAGAAGGTTTGTAACCTCAGTCACCACTATATCAAGAACCTCGCGGCTACCGAAAAGGGTAACGCAGGCGTAGACACCATCGCAAGGATATATGACGTGTTCCCTGCCGTTAATCTTGAATGGCTCGTTTGCGGAACTGGTAAGATGTTCAAGATGCGTGGTACTGACGAAGAGATTGCGGATGCCGTCAGAAAGAAGCTGATAGAGCATCTTATCTGATACCGATTTGATACCGACTTCCGAAATAACGTTCTAACGTGCTGATTATCAGCGCAAACGCATATTCCCCTATCGACTACTGAAGGGGCTAACAAAGCCCCTTTTATTATGTCTGTAAATATAGACTATACGTAGTAAATCAACTAAAAATCAGATAGATAGCGGAATTGAACTTCTCGAAAAGCCTGTTACCTTGTGGCAAAAAGCGGTTACTTGTGGCGGGTGTTAATGTTACCGATTATGTTACCGATTTTAAATTTCATGTTACCGACTTATGAAAGTCCCCACAATACGTTATATGTTCGCCCGTAAGGGCTTATCGTCGAAAGACGGAAAAGGTATGGTCGAAATGGTCATAACCCATGATACTAAGAGAAAATACCTGTCTACTGGAGTTACCTGTTATCCGTCTGAATGGAAAGGCGATAACAAGCGTAATATATACGTCTCAGGTACTGGTGCTGACATGGAGATTAACCAGATACTTCTGGCAATGTACCAGAAAGCGTATAGAATCGTCTCAGGAATGGTCGAAAGCGGCTCGGTGGATATATCTGCCATCCCTACCCTATTACGCGCTCAGAGCGTAGATATGACGTTTCTGGAGTACATCGTTAAGCGTATGGAGAAAAAGAATGTCGTAGATTACACCAAAGCAAGCTATAAGGGCTTCTATAATAAGCTGTGTGAGTTCGGCCAAATCAAATTCTTCTCGGATATTAATGAACGTTCTATCAGAGATTTCGATGAATGGCTGCATAAGTACACTTGGACTGAAACTGACCGATTCGGTAATAATGTGGAGCGCAGATATTCTCAGGCTACAATAGGTAGCTACCATAAGAACCTGAAAAACTTCATAGCCGACGCGGTAATAGACGGCTATCTGAAAGATAACGTGTATATTGCCAAAGGTATAAAGGTAAGCAAGGGCGACGCAAGGATAGACAAATACCTTACTCCTGACGAACTAAGGCGTATAGAGCTGGCTGATATGCCGACAAGGGCACTGGTAGAGACGCGCGATCTGTTCGTTTTCGCCTGCCATACTGGACTGTCATTCGTAGACCTTATGGCGTTTGACGCGAAACAGGTGGTAGCCGATGGCGAAATAAGCATCTATAAGGGTAAGAGACATAAGACTGGTATCACTTTCGTCTGCCCTGTAACGAATAAGGCAAAGGAGATACTTGACAAGTATAATGGTAAACTGCCGAAACTACCGAATCAGAAATACAACACACGCCTTAAACTGATAGCCGACGCTGCGGGGATAGAAAAGCCCATATCAAGCCATTACAGCCGCCATACAGCCGCTTCTATATGGCTGAACGAAGGAATACCCATTGAGGTGATTTCAAAGGCGTTAGGACACTCGAATACGTCTCTGACTGAACGTGTATATAGTAAGATGTTCGATGAAACTATTATATCGGCTTTCTCCAAAAAGAAATAGGGCTGGCTTCACAGCTAACCCTATTTTAAGACAATGTTCGTTGAATGAAAAGAAAATTACCAATTAATATTAACCAAAAAACTAATTATGAATTTATGAAAGAACCCTATTCGGGGGCAAATATATCAAAATATTGCATTGTTCCAAATTATTTTGGGACTTTTTCAAGCCTGATCACTAAATTGTAGTCCGATTCCTTACATTCTGCATTAATAACCACCTCCTTCTCTTCTCTGTGGTGATTCATATAGATAGTAGCCAGTTGGCTGATCGCATCTAAGGTGATATTCTTTCTTGTTTGTGTCATATTTCTATTGTTCTCTTTTTGTTTATTCTTGATGTTATATATTCCTCGCGTGTATGCGCATGTTTTCTTTCGGGTATAAAACGTAACGTCTATAGAGTAGTGTGCAAAAAGTCAATATTACCATTTACCATCAATTTCACTACTACAAGTAGGCTTAATTGCTTGTGTCTTATGTTTGTAGTTGTAGATAACATGCTTGAACTTATTTGTAGTCACTCTTGACAAAATAGAGTATGCGCAACCATAGACAATCCAACCTGACCAATGACCGTTTTTGGCATTATGCCATGCAAAAAAACGATGGTTAGGATTCTGCCGCATATAGGCGTTTGCAGATTCAGAGTTAAGTTCTGGTATCACGCACTCGGCTACAATTTCACTCTTGCCGACTATTTGCGCCTTAACCATATCATTAACATATCTGCAAGCCGATGTTCTTGACATTCCGATAACGCTTGCTAACTTACGCTGTGAAATCGCACTGCCTCCGTCTGGTTTCGTAACCGAATTTAAGTTTAACGTAACTATAGAGTTGCCCATTTCTTTGGCGTGGATAGCGTTGGTAAGCAAAACGTAACGTAGTGTCTTAACTATCATGCGCAAAGGCGATCCTGACTCTTGCATCTTATAACAGTAGTCAGAAGTCGCGTTGTATCTTTTATTGGCCTTACGACCAAATAACTTAATCGTCTTATCTTTGAAAGTCCTTGCATACAGACATTTCTTCTCTTCGTTGTAAACGAATAGCGGGCTTTCTCGAAATGCCTCCATCAGCTTTAGTGCTTTCTTGTAACTGCAACCAAAGAATTGCATTACTCTGGTTACACTTACATTGTATAGTGTAGAGTGCTGATATTTTCTCTTAATCAGGTATGCACAAGCTAACATTTCGAGGGAAGATTTACCTTCTCTCTTGCACCTCTGTATGAGGCAAATCGGTATGTTAATTACTTGTGACATTTCCACGTTATTTTAACCCGCACATCAAATTCCCACGAAAAAATTAAAATGGGAAGAGTTAACGTGGGGACTCTTATCAGTTGGTAGCTACTCCAACCTATCCCGATGCAAAAGTATGAATAATATTTGAAAGTTACAATAGCTAAATTTTAAGGATTAAATTTAATCCCTATAGATATAGAATATTGCCAAAAATAGATTTATGATTAATTAACAATCGGATACTGGCTACTGGAGTCAATACCCGAAAATTGCAGGTGGCTTTTGCGCATATCAGCGTATATACATCGCATATCCATCGCTATTTATCGCTGCGTCAGAACTGCTCGAAATATTCGAGTGCCAAATCGGTCATGGACTCCATGCCGCAACAAACGTAGTTTTCGGTCATAGCCGTACCTGAGTGCCCTGCGAGTCTTGAAACAAGTAGTAAGTCCCTGCATCGCAGATAGAGGTTGGTGCAAAAACTCCTGCGGCTTGTGTGACTTGATACCGCCTCGTACTTCTTACCTCTCCAGAACTGCCCTCTGCGATACAGCGTGATCTCGTTGTCAATATCGCATAGCTTACAGATATTGCGTATAGTCTCATTGAATGTGGTATCTGAGACCTCGCGCTTGTATGCTCCCGCAAACGTCTCGCCTTTTGCGAATAGTATCTTACGCGCTACTGGAGATAATGGAAGTTCTGCCTTGTTATGCGTCTTGACGGACACATAGACCAGATTACCAGTAGGGGTAATATTAGCCTCCGTGAATCGTGAATAATCGCTGTGTCGTGCGCCTGTCAGACAACCTAACACAAACTGCTGTTGTACGGTTGCTTCTGTCAGCGTGTCTGGCTTGTAGTCGATAATGCGCTTAATCTCCAGTTCGCTAAGATAGGTCTGTTGGCTCTCGTCATCGCGTATTGTCAGACACTTGCGCCACTCCCTGGGTAGCTTCACATCGTCCGTATATGGCTCTATAACAGCCTTAATCTTTGCCAGATACTGACGTGCAGAGCTATTCGCAATATCATCGCATAACCAACTTGCAAACTTGGTCATATTAGGCTTAGTCAGGCTTTCCCACTCAAAGGGTGTACCTGTACCCTCTTCCCACTTGTCGGCTATCTTGCCGTTCTTCGGGTACTTCTCCAAAAGTGCATCTTTTAACGTAATCATATCTTTGCCTCCTTGCGAATAATATTGTTGATAAACTGATTCCGCGAAATACTACCCTTGTTGGCATCCACCCATGCAAGTATATCGTCCTCGATGCGGAAATTGAGGTTAGTGGTAGTCTCAGGCTTGCGTGGTCTGCCTCTTCTTATTGGATTTACTGCCTTTGCTGTCATATCTTATTTCTCTTTAAAATTCTACATAATTAAAAATCCGATTCGCCAAACAGGGAAAGTTGTACTGGCTGCGGCTTCTGAATGGACTTCTTGTAATTAATGACCATATCTATAAGCCTTTGCACTTCCTTATTATTATTCCCTGCCTCGTTTCCAAGAAGGTGAATAACTCTGTCACATACTGCAATGATACATTCCTCCTTTGTCTTGTAGCCGTTGCGGTATGATTCAGGATCGTCCGTTGTATCTGCGTAAGGACAACCAGAGCAACCACCGCCATTACCAATAGAATAGTCGTAGCCATAAGACCAGAGACCGTTGCCGCAATAACACCATTTGAGTGTTACGAATACCCAATGTTTCTTTATCTCGAAAGTCATTACGTCTGGAGTCAGGCAAACGTCGCAGTCGTTAAAGTCGTATTTTCCGAAACTCGTTACTATACGGTATGTTTCTCCGCTGCATACCTTGTTAAGATACTCACACCACTCTTTTTGGGTGTTAAATACGCGCCCTGCGCTTCTTACAACGTGAAAAGGCTCTTGTTCCATAATGCAAGTGATTATTAGTCCATGTCCCAAAACAAGTCCTCAATATCAACGTCGATAGAGTCAGGCGATAATGCGTTTTCCTGTGCGAACTCCGTGACAATATCGGAAATCTGATTGTAGAGGTCAGGATTTGCTGTCTGCAAACTGCATCGTGACTCGCTGATTAATTCCAGCGTCCATGCCTTTTCGTTCTCCGTAGCCTCCAGATGCTTATTGCAATAGGCTACCAGTTGCTTGTATAGTTTCTTATTCATAATGATTGATGTTTAAAAGTTAATACTAATACGTCCTTTCTCCGAAAATCCATTGATATACAAATGTCCCTATTATGATAGATGGTACGAACCACCAAGGTGTAATGCAAATCGCAATAAAAATCACCAGTATGACGAAAATCCAGAAACCTAACATAATATTGCCCTCCTATACTTTTTCAATGTTTACTACGTCCCACTCGTCAATTGAATCGTAAATCTCGCTGTATTTGTCAGCAAGTGCGCAACCCAATTCAAATGCCTGTTCCTCGTTTTTGGCCTCCAAAACGACCTCAAACGTTTTTGAATTGTTACGTGTTCCGTAACCGTCAATATTCATTTTGTACTTTTTCATAATCTAACCTCCTATACTTTAATTAAACATTTTCTATAATCTCTACCTTACCATCTTTTGACGGTGTAAACTGCTCCAGAATAGTGGTAATATTCACATCAAACAAACCACCGTTGATCCACTCGAAAATAACAAAGTTATCAGTAATAGCCGCAATACGCTGTGAAACGCTTTTGTTATCAGTGATAACCTCGCCAGCCTTTAACCAATCAGGCAAAGACAGGTTATGATCTGCCGTCGCTCTCAGTTCCGAAACGTTACACCACAACTTAATGCCGCCTTTTCCGACAAGGTAAGCGATACCGCGTACTATCGCGTCTACATGGCAGATAATAGTATCGCCAGACTTGCAAATATATTCCACGTAACCGCCTTTTACGACCTTAGTAGCCATTTCCTCACTGATAAACAGATTATCGCTCAGTCTGGCTTCTGTTGCCTCCTTTTCAGCCTGTTTCTTTTCCTCCGTAGTGCCTTTGGCGAAAATGGCTTTAACCTCTTCTAATATTTCGGCCTTTGTCTTAACGCCATCGGCTGCAAACATATCCGTCTGGCCGTCGCTTGCATCTTTCGCCTGATGGTTGTAAACGGCCAAAATGCGCTTTAATAGTGTAACCTGTTCAGCGTTGAGTGCATCGGCCAAAATAAGTATTGACGTGTTGCGAAAATCGCAAATAGTATCGTTTGAAAAAGCATCTATCTGTCTGGCATACTCAGAAACACGCTCACCCGCTTTGTAACCGTGCTGCCTCGCTATATAAGCCAAATTAACGGCCTCTAACAGCTCTTTGTTTAACGTGTAGTCACTTGTAAGGCAAAGATTATTAACGACCTCTGACAAGCCCGAAACAACCGATTTTCGCAAACTCTTATAGGTGGTAATCATACGGGCGTTATCAGGGTTATTTGCAAACGCTTTTCCGATTAGCACATTTTCCAGCAGTTCACGGCCTGTAGCCGAAATTGTATCACCATCGAATAGCTGTGCGTACGTCATGGTATCTACTATACCACATACACGCAAATCGTTCAGGCATCGCGTCGCTGCCTCAGTACAGGCGTAAAAGTCTGCCAGCGTCTCAAATGCGTTGATAGTCTGTATTATGCGCCCAAATACGTCATCGTTAACCATCTTACCGAACTTTACGGCTTGTTCCGTCTTGTTCTGGCTCTTTGTTTCTTGCTGATTGAATAGCGCGAAAGTTGCCGTAGTATATGGCATTTCGTCATCAAGCATGAAAATCAAACGCGGGTGTGCGAAACTTGTAACCACTTCGTGCGTAAAGCCAAACGACACTCCGAACTCTAACAGATAGCCAATGTATGCTCCGTCGGTGTTGTCCCTTGCTGCGAGATCGCCCGCCATCGTCCGTCCGTTGCCAGATAGTACCACACCATCGCGCGAAACGATAACGGGCGTTTGTATGGCTCTGGCATCGTACTTTGAAGCGATCAGGCGCGTTATTTCCTGGGCGTCTGGGTCTCTTTGGTAATCTCTATCGTTAACGGTGCATCCGTTCAGATCAGTTGGAAAACCAACCGACAAAGAAAAGCCATCTAAAGCGTTATGTGAGGCCGTAACACTTCCGCTTTCAGTCAGATAATAAACGCCTGATATTTGCGTACCATCCGCCAACGTGATAACGTTTGCAAGTCCCTGAATTTTTGCGGCTTGCTGCCATCTGTTTTTGATAACGTCTAAATTTGCCATAACTTTATATATTTATTATTTGTGGCCGCCTCTGTTTCGCTACAGATACACCGATTAATTGTGCGGCCTGAAGTATTAATTTAATTAGATTATGAATTTATATGCAAACTTTCAATATTGCCACCGTTAACGATGTAAGCAGTTCTTTTTGTTGCGTACATATCG